GAGCCGGACGATGAGCCTGTCGTATTTTCATCACAACATGAGCACCACCGAGAAGGGTGTGCTTGGAACGGTTACTAGCATCGGCTCAAGCGTCTTCTCAATGCTCCCTCACCTAGAAACAACCCTGAGAGTCGCCGGACTTTGTGTCGGACTCGCGGTCGGCATCGTCACCTTAATTTCGGTCCTTCACGACCTGAGAAAGAAACAGAAGCAAAAATAATATGCGTAACTACAAAACAACCCTCCTCGGAATCCTCACAATCATCGCCTCACTCAGCACCGCTGGCCGCGAGTTCCTCGCCAACGGCAGCATCCCCGACCTTGGCCTCATCGCCGCGAGCCTGCTCGCCGGTTGGGGCTTGGTCATGGCCAAAGACAACACCGCCCGCCTCTGACTCCATGAGCCACGCCCGCGCCACAAAACTCATTGCAGTTGCGATCCTCGCCGCATGCTGGGCTGTCGGTGCGGCTGGGTGCGTAACGGTGGGATACGACTTCATTAAGCAACAGGCAACGCTGACCTACACGCACCAGCCCAAGACGGACGGCTACAAGAAGTAAGCGCATGTGGAAGTGGATCAAGAGACTGTTTGGCAAAAAGTCCGCGACTGGCCCAGCGCCAGCCTTGCCGAGCTTGCCTTACGCATCCACAACCAGCTCCACAACCGCAAGCAGCACCAAGAGCTACGACCAGCGGCGTGTCTTCACGCCGAACAAGCAGGCGAACCGCATCAAGCCGGAAGCGATTGTCCTGCACCACAGCGACGGAAGTTACCTTGGTGGTGTCGAGTGGATCGCCAACCCCGCCAGTAAAGTGAGCTATCACGTCCTCATCGCCCGCGATGGCCGCCGGACAGTCTTCGGTGATGACACCGACAGGTGCTGGCACGCTGGTGTCAGCTCATGGCTTGGCCGCAAAGACCTCAATAGCTGGAGCCTCGGAGTGGCATGGGACGGCAACACCTATAACAACCCGCTGGGCGAGGACGCCATCAACAGCGCCATCGAATACTTGGTGCCGCGCATGAAGAAGTGGGGCATTCCGATGACGCGCGTGCTGACACATCAGCAGGTCGCCCCAACCCGCAAAACAGACATCTCACCCGCCGACGCAGCGCGGTTCAAAAGCAGACTCAAGGCAGCACTTAACTAATGGCATTAGAATCTCCAGTCCAACGCGACGGCGACAGCGGCTTCATCGGCTTCGCCAGCCGCTTGAACCCGCTGACCTTGCCCGCGGGCATGCTGCAAGACAGCGTGAACATGCGCCTTGAGCGCGGCACGGCGCAAACCCGCAAAGGCGCCAAGCGTCTCGCCGATGCCATCAGCACAGCGGACGAGCCGCTCACGCTTTCGTTTGACCTCGCGGCGGACAAGGCGATCACCTCAATCACTTTCTCCAGCACAACCGCCACCGTGACCACCACAGCCGCCCACGGCTACACCGGCACGCCCACAGTCAACATCCGTGGCGCGACCGGCGTGGATGCTGCGCTTTACAACGGCGACTTCGTCATCAGCTCGCCCAGCGGCACGACCTTCCAATACACCATGACCGGCACGCCGACAGCTAACGCTACCGGCACACTGCTCGCCAACAAGGGTCCGCTGGTCAAAACGACTTACACCGGCGGCATCTTCGCCTCCGGCGTGTTTGCCAGCCGCAACTACGACAACGCCAACGAATACGTTGTCATGGCCGGACCCAGCAGCGCCTACCTCTGGCGCAACACCAGCCCCACCGACACCGTTGTCACGGTGGGCTATCCCAGCTCGCCAGATGAGACGATCGACCCGCAGGACAGCGTGAGCATCGTCCAAGCCTACGACCGCCTCTATATCCTGCGCGAAGCACCGATTGATCCGGCCACAACCTTCAAGCAGCAGTTCACCAACGCCAGCGGGATCACGGTTTCGTCCACCACGGCAACGGTCAACGTCAACGCGCACGGTCTAAGTGCCGGTCAGCGGGTCCGCATCGAGGGGAGCGCGGTCGCCGCCTTCGACGGCCATGAGTTCGACATTCTGGCGACCAACGTGAATACCAACTCCTTTGAGATCACCGTGCCGAGCGGCACCGCTACCACCGCCGTTGCCAATATCCGCGTCCGCCGGGTCAAGCCGCCGATCTACTGGACCGGCAGCGGCAGCTTCGTCCGCGCTGCGGCCGGTGTGCCCGCTGAAGGCCCGACCTACAAGCGCATGCGCTCGGTCGGCTGGGCGAGCTACATCCAGAACCGCCTCATCATCCCTGACGGACGCGACCAAGTTGCCATCTCCGACTACCTCGACGCGGACCTTTACGACCCATTCTGGCAGTCCTTCCGCACCGGCGCCGGTGGTGGAGACTTTGTCATGGCCGTGCATCCATGGGCCGAAGGCGCGGCACTGGTCTTCTGCCGCAAGAGCATCTGGCTGGCGACCTTGGCGCAATTCCCCGCGACCAATGGCAGCGACTTCGCCATCGACACGGCGGTGGCCAAACTGGAACTCGTCACCGACGAGATCGGATGCAGCGCTCGTAACTCTATCGTCACCGCCGGTCGATTCGTTTTCTTCCTCAGTGACGCCGGAGTCTACCGCCTCGACACCCAGCTCGACCTCAAGCTGCGCGGCGACACCAAGCCGCTCAGTGATCCGGTCGCCGACCTCTTTGAGCGCATCGACCAGAGCAAGGTGCAACGCGCCTTTGGCATCTGGCATTCCAACCGCTACATCCTCGCCGTCCCAACCCTCGACTCGCCGGACGACACTAACAATCTGGTTGTCACTTGGTCGGCCCTCAATGACCAGTGGGAAAGCCGCGACGTTTATGGCATCGGCGTAGACGCCTTGGTGGTCGGCACCTACAGCAACGTGCGCCGCATCTTTAACGTCCGCCGCACCGGCAAGCTGTATCTCCTCGAGGAGAACAACAACGGCAAGGACGACGAGCCGAGCGGCAGCCTGCAATCCCAAGTCACCGGCACGATCAAGACCCGCCGCTACAACATGCAGACCATGAGCAGCAAACGATTCGTCCGCAGCCTCGCCGATGTTGTCTTGCCCGACGACGGCAGCATTGTGGTCAAAGCCAATCTTATCAACCCCGACGCCGAGATCACCTTGGTTCCGGGACAAACCAACGACAGCGGCCTCGCCGAAGACTACACGCTCAAGCAACCCATCCGCCGCAAAGCCCACGCCGCAGAGCTAATCTTCGAGACCACCGCCGAGCGCCCCGAGATCCGCAACGTCAGCATCGAGGCGGCCCTCCAAAGCATGACGCCTACGGAGACAAGGAACGCAGCTTAACAACTAAGGAATAAAATTATGGCAACAGTTACAGCAGGATATACATGGACGAGCGGCGAGACCGTGACCCCGACCAAGCTCAACTCAACCGCCGCGCCGACTGTGGTGGTCGCTGACAATGAAGTCACGACCGCGAAGATTTTGGACGCGAACGTGACCACAGCGAAGATTGCAGACGACGCCGTCACCAACGACAAGCTCTCCCTCGCCGCCAACGCCGGTGAAATCAAAAAGGCGCTTAACGCCGACAACGCCCCGCCGATCTTTGCGTGCAGGGCTTGGGTGAATTTTGACGGAACAACTACGCCTCCAACGATTCGCGCCAGCGGCAACGTGGCAAGCGTTACAAGAAACAGCACCGGCAACTACACGGTCACTTTTACAACCGCCATGCAGGACGCAAGCTACTCGGCAACCGTTTCAAGCAATTCAGATTTCGGTGCAGTAACATCTCTTGCAAGCGGGTCGTTTGTGATTGCTACCTCTGACGGCGCTTTCCAGCCAATAAATGCGTCACTTATCAGCGTCGCCATCTTTCGATGACCCCATGGCAACGTGCAAAACACTGGTGGGACAACCACTCGACGCAAGACTTCTGGGAAGCAGTCGGCGAGCATCTGTCGGCGGGCTATGTGTGGTCATCGCCGGAATGCTTCATGCTGGCCAAAGCCTGCCGCTGGAATGCGGAGGAGCAAGCCTTTGAAAGCGGCGAGCCTAACACTTGGTTCGTCACTTTGGCTGCTGGCACTGCTGGCACAAACCCTGTGCGCGAGTGTCTGCGCGTGGCGCCGCATCCGCAGACCTATGTGGCATGGTGCCGCAGGGGGAGCTTTGAGCCGCGAGTCTACGATTGGAATAAACTAATGAAGAAAGTGGGAGGAAACTAATATGGGTGGAAAACCAAGCATGCCAGCGCCACAACCAGTGCCACCGGCACCGGCGCCGATTGATTATGATAAAATGGCCGCCGCGTCGATCCGCGTGGCCAATGCACAAATCGCCGCCGAAGAGGAGTCGATTAAGCGGCTTTACCCGCAATACATCAACATGCAGTTCGGCACGGCCGACCAGCTCGCCGGTCGTCTCAACAACGAATACCTCCAGCGCACGCGCGGTGTCATCGGCGAGGAGCTGCAAGCGGCGTCCGCGCCTAACGCCATTGAGGCGCAGCTCCAGCGTGACGCAGAGGCGGAACTAGCCCTCGGCCGCTCGCTCTCACCGGAGCAGCAGCGCGAAGCCTCGCAGTCGGCCCGCGCGGCCTTTGCCGCTCGCGGTCTGGGCACCAGCATGGGCAGCAGCGCGGCGGAAATCCTGAGCCGTGATGCCTATGGGCAACAGCGTTTGGATGCGCGGCGTGGCTTTGCCGCCAATGTCAACGCCATGGATCTGGCCCGCCGTCAGCGACGGATTGGTCTCGGCGGGATGTATCTAGAGACCGACCCGTATCGTCAGGCGCTCGGACCCGCCTTCGGTCTCGGCGGCGATACGCTGCGCACCTCGCAGGGGCAGGTCAGCAACATCTTTAACAACTCGCTGGCGCAATCCGGCAACGTAATGACCTTCAACACCAACATGGCGGCGAGCAACCGCAACGCCATCCTTAACAATAACGCCGCGATGCAAGCGGCGGCGATGCAGGCCGGTGCCTCGCAGAACGCGGGCATGATGGGGATGTTTGGCGGGATCGGCGGCGGCATCGCTTCCGGTGCTGGCATGGCTATCGCGGGCGCCTCTTTCTAATGACCTACGAGGACAAAGTCTCCTACGCTCACCGGCTCATTGAGCAGTCGCTCGCGGAGTTTGGCAGTCCGTGCATCGCCTGCTCTTTCGGCAAGGATAGCATGGTGGTGCTGGACTTGGTGCGGCGTCACCGCGATGACCTGCCGGTTGTCTTCCACCGCGAGCCTTGGCAGCCGCACAAGTATCGGTTCGCCGATGCGGTGATCCAGCACTACGGACTGCGGGTCTACGATTTCCCGCCCTCGGCCACGATGGTGCAGGACGGCGG